AGTAAAAAGAAAAAACAAAAATAGATTATGGCAACATTAACAGCAACATTAAAATTAGTGGCAGCCGCAGGTGGTCCTTTTTCAGACGCCGTGGCGGTGAACTTCACTAAAGCATTTACAACAAACGAAGGTAATAAAGTACATAAACTTAAGCTAGATGGTTCTGCTCAACAGATTCAAGAAGCCGATGACACAGGAAACGTAGTAATAGTAATTAATAATTTATCTGCATCAAATCTTCTTTATGTACATAACACGAGTGGTAACTCAGAAGCTAATACAAGAATAGCTACAATAGGAACTGGAGAATTTGCAGTGATACCGAGCAATGGTGCTGCGGATATATATGTTACAGGTACTTCAGCTCAGTATGTAGAATACATGAGTTTCGCAAAAGCTTAAGATATGAGTAAGTTATTAGCAAAACTTTTCGGTGGTGCCGGTGGTGGTATTGTTGAAAAGATTAGTGGAGTAGTAGATAAATTCGTACGCACTAAAGATGAAAAGGCAGAATTTGAAAAACAAATGACTGAAATCCTCATAGAAGCAGAAGCGGCTATGCAAAAGAATGTTACCGAAAGGTGGAAAGCAGATTTAGAGCACGGAAACTGGTTAACGCGTTCAGTTCGTCCTCTCGTACTCATATTCCTTATAGTGGCGACCGTGCTCATGGTATTTATTGATAGTGGATCATTACAATTTGAAGTAGAAGCCAAATGGGTGGATTTACTTCAATTAGTACTTATGACTACTATTGGTGCTTATTTTGGTGGTCGTAGTGTTGAAAAATATAACAAACTTAAAAACGGAAAATAATGCCTAAGATTAAAAATATAGCTGTAGATCAAGTTATTCATGGAACAGACAAACTTCTTGGATCAGATCAAGGTTCGACAACTAGAAACTATCAAGTAAAAGATATTGCAGCCTGGATGGATGCTACAAATGCTGTTGGATCATCTATAAGATTTGCTTGGCAATATATGAGTACTGCAGATGGATGTGGGGAGTTTTCATCAGATAGTTCTGCTTGGGCAAGTATTACAAGTATAACAGTAAGTAAATATCATTATGATAATTGTAGTGATATTATGGCTCCAGATGCTTTAAATGTATTAGCAAATAGAGACATAGTTATAGTAGAATTAAATGATCGTAATATATGGGGTGCATATTGGGTAAGTAATATAGCTGTTAATAGTAGTAATAGTGATTTTTATGATTTAACATTAACATATAAAACACATAAAGGAACTCCATCAACAGGATTAGTTTATGCTATTCAAGATATAGCTTCTGATGGTTTATTCCAAGGTACTGTTTTAGTAACAAAAAATTTACGTAGAACTGTAACAACTGTTACTCATTCTACCAATACACATACTTGTGATTTAAGTTTAAATGATAATTTTATTATAAATGCTAACGCTGCTACAAATACCATAGCTTTAACTATTACCTCTGATAATGTTGGACAATCTGGTAATATAATAATTAATAACGCTTCTTCTGGTACCGTAGCTTTTGCTGCATTACCTAGTTATATGCACACTCCTTCTGGAGCAACAGTGAATTTTGTAACTGGTAATAGCAAGTCATCAGTACTATCATATATTGTTTTAGCAACAAATAAAGTATTTGTAAATTATATTGGTGACTTCTCTTAAAAAAAATGACACATGGCAAAATGGTTAGGATTCTGGAAAAAAGACTGGTGGACAAAAAGTACAGCTGCATCAACAGCTACTACAGCGTCTACTAGTACTCAATGGGCTACCTCAAAATCCACAACCACAACCTTTAATACTAGTACCAATACCACAACGTCTTTTAATACATCTACAACTACTACTACAGTTTTTAATACTAGTACAATAACTAGTAAATCAACTAATACTGTAGTATCTACAAGTAAAAGTACTACAACTACGTATGAGACTAGTAAAAGTACAAGTACAGTATATAACACTGCGACAAACACTACGACAGAGTATACTACAGCTTGGGCAACAAACAAAAACACTAGCACAGCTTATAATACTACAACAGCTACCACCACAACATTCAACACATCTACAACAACTGTAGTAGAAACTTCAAAAGCAACCGCCACAGTTGTATCTACTAGCAAGTCCACAAACACAACGTGGAGCACCAGTAAAAGTACTACTACTACCTACAACACAAGTACTAACACAACCACTACATATAATACTTCTACTAGCACTGTTGTTGAAACTACTAAATCAACAACTACTACGTATAATACTGATCGAAGTACAAATACTGTTTATAATACAACAAAAAGTACTACAACCACTTGGAATACTAGTACTGCTACTACAACAACTTATAACACTAGTACCACAACTGTTGTTAGTACATCTAAAGCAACTGCAACGGTGGTTGAAACTAGCAAGTCTACGACTACAACATTTAATACTAGTACAGCAACTACTACTACTTTTAACACTTCAACAGCAACCACTACCACATACAATACTAGTACTACAACTGTAATAAGTACTAATAAAGCCACTGCTACGGTAGTATCTACTAGCAAATCAACATCTACAGAATTTAATACTTCTACTACTACTACCACCACGTATAATACAAGTACTAATACAATAACTACTTATACTACTACATGGAACACAAGTACTAGTACAACCACTGTATATAATACTAGCACAAATACAACCACTATTTTTAATACTACATTTAATACTAGCACAAATACAACCACTACGTTCAATACGACAACTGCAACTACAACAACGTATAATACTAGTACGAGTACAGTGGTATCAACTAGTAAAGCTACAGCAACAGTAGTAAGTACGAGTAAATCTACCACAACAACATATGAAACTAGTAAGAACACTACTACTACATATGAAACTAGTAAATCTACTACTACAACGTTTAATACCGCTACAACAACTGTTATTTCTACAAGTAAAGCAACAGCAACGGTTGTATCTACATCTAAAAGTACAAGTACAGCATGGAGCACTAGTAAATCCACGACAACTACTTTTAACACAAGTACTGATACAACAACTACATACAACACCGCTACATCAACAGTTGTTGAGACCAATAAAAGTACTAATACTGTTGTTTCTACAAGTAAGTCAACTACTACAACGTTTAACACTAGCACAGCAACAACTACAACTTTTAATACTAGTACCAGTACTACAACCACATATAATACTAGTACGTCTACAGTAGTAGAAACTTCAAAATCCACCACGACAACCTATAATACCGATCGAAGCACTAATACGACTTATAACACTACAAAGTCAACTACTACAACTTGGGAAACTAGTAAAAATACCACAACTACGTATAATACCCAAACTACTACAGTTGTATCGACTAGTAAAACTACAGCGACAGTAGTGTCTACTAGTAAAAGTACAACAACCGCTTATGAAACTAATAAGAACACTACTACAACTTATAACACATCTACCGCCACAACTACTACATACAATACTCAAAAAGGTACAATTACAGTATATAATACTTCCACTAGTACGGTAGTAAGCACAAGTAAAAACACAAATACAACGTGGCAAACTAGTAAATCAACCACAACAACATTTAATACTAGTACAGATACGACGACAACGTTTAATACAACTACAGCAACAACAACTGTTTATAATACAAGTACAGATACAGTGGTTAGTACAAATAAATCAACAACCACCACTTGGAGTACTAATAAAAATACCACTACTACATTTAATACCACCACTGCTACAACTACAACTTTTAATACCACCACCGCAACTACAACAACTTACAATACAGCGACAACAACTGTAGTAAGCACTAGTAAAGCAACTACTACAACATATGAGACTAGTAAATCTACATCAACAGTGGTATCTACTAGTAAGACAACTAGCTCAGTATTTAATACAAGTACAAACACAGAGACGACTTATAATACCTCTACTGCCACAACAACGACTTATAATACAAGTACTACTACTACTGTTAGTACATCTAAAAGCACAACCACAACGTTTAATACAAGTACTAGTACGACTTATAACACTAGTACTACAACAAATATTAATACAAGTACTCAATATAATACGTCAACAAATACAACGACAACTTTTAACACTAGTACTAATACCACTACCACGTATAATACAAGTACAACAACGGTTGTTAGTACTAGCAAGTCAACTACTACAACCTACGAAACAAGCAAATCAACAACTACAACATGGAGTACTAATAAAAACACTACTACTACATTTAACACTAGTACGTCAACAACAACAACCTATAATACAGCCACTAGCACAGTAGTTGAAACAAGTAAAACCACTACAACTACTTATAATACTAGTAGATCAACCAATACTACATATAATACTCAAAAAACAACATCTACTACATGGAGTACTAGTAAGAATACAACAACTACATATAATACAGCTACAACAACAGTTGTAAGTACATCTAAAGCAACAGCTACAGTCGTAAGTACTAGTAAATCAACTAACACAGTTGTTTCTACAAGTAAAAATACTTCAACAACCTTTAACACCACTACTGCAACTACGACCACATACAATACTTCAACTAATACCACCACAACTTACAACACTGCTACAACAACAGTTGTTTCTACAAGTAAAAATACTAATACAACTTGGGGTACAAGTAAATCTACTAATACTGTATTTAATACTTCAACAACAACAACCACTACATATAATACTTCAACTGATACAACAACTACGTATAATACAGCAACGTCTACTGTAGTAGAAACTTCAAAATCTACTAACACAATTGTTTCTACAAGTAAGAGTACTTCCACCACCTTTAATACTACCACAAGCACAACAACCGTGTATAACACAAGTACAGATACTACAACCACATATAATACTGCTACAACAACATCATGGGGCACTCTTAGGAGTACAGATGAAACTTCATCAACAACTAAGTCGACAACAACGGCGTATAATACAAGTACTAGTACATTGACTTCAACAGCATATAACACAACTAAATCTACCACAACTACTTGGAGTACTAGCAAGAATACTACTACTACGTGGAATACTAGTACACTCACAACTAAGGCAACAACAACCAATTATAATACAAGTACCTCTACTACCACAACAACAACATATAATACTTCTACAACTACAGCTTATAATACGTCAACAAGCACTAGTACAAATACCGTGGTAAGCACTAGTACGTTATACAGTAAAACAACTAATACTACAACTCAATATAATACAAGTACAACTACTAATACTACTACAACGTATAATACAAGTACTGTAACAAACAGAAATACAACTACATCTTGGAGTACCGCATATAATACCTCCACATCAACAGAAACCACTACTACTTATAACACAAGTACTGACACCACTAGAAGCACAACTACAACTTGGACTACCGCATATAATACCGCTACTCAGACTTCAAAATCTACAACTACAACTTGGAGCACCGCATATAATACTACCACCACCACTGTATTTAACACCTCTACAACCACTGCATATAATACCTCTACTACTACAACTTTTTTAACCCAAACAATATATACTACATCGTGGAATGTTAACACAACCACTACGTATAATACAACAACTTCAACATTAACCACTTTTTCTACTGCGTATACAACAACTTATAATACACATTATGTTTCGTATTATAATACTAGTACACAAACTCAAACAGATGGAGGCGGTGGAGATTGTTTTAGAGGATGTCAATAATAAATAATTAACTATGGCACATAGATTTAGAGATTCATATTTAGCAGCTAACTTAACATTTACAGATGATAAGATAACATATCATTGTCCAGAATTAAATGATACTAGAGAGATAATGATGTCTTGGGAACAACCTATTATGGAAAAAATGGCAGAAGTTGCTGTAGCCGCGGGAGATCATGTGTTAGAGTGTGGTTTCGGAATGGGTATATTATCTACTGCTGTTCAAGCTAGAAACCCTGCTTCACATACTATAGTTGAATGCCATCCGGAAATAATAGTAAAATTAAAAGCGTGGGCAGCTGATAAATCTAATGTAATTATTAAGGAAGGTAAGTGGATAGATTTATTATCTGAAGAAACAACTAGATATGACGCAATATTAATGGATACATATGTAGATGATGATTTACATAAAGATTTTAGATATTTTTGTAAACAAAAAGCTAATAGTACATGTAAAATTAGTTGGTGGAATTTTAGTGGTGGAACAACAGACGAATGGATGATGTTTTATTGGGATAATGTATCTTTTACTGAGGTAGCTGTAGATCCTGTAGAGAACACTTATTATAATAGAGATAAATATTATGTACCTTTATATACACTTACTAGAACAGAGGGTTTTGGTGTTAAAGCTGGTTCTGTAATATATGATAGTGATTCTAGTAGCGTTGATATTAAATATACTCCTAACTATGAAAGTAGCGTACTTTCTTGTGCGGATCCTTCTAATCCTAGTTTAGAACTTAAATCAGGAGTTGAATGTAGGGTTATGAAATGTCAAGGTGTATTTACATTAAACACTAATTTAATAAGCGGTAGTGCTAAACTACCCATGGTAGTAAAAAGAAATAATAATTGGATCGATGTAGTTTTAAAAGACGTTGTGGCTGGTGATATTTTATACACCTTAGATGGGGAAGTAGAAGTAACAAGTAATAATTTTGATAATTCTGAAAACAATGAAGTTCATGTTATATATGAGATACAATCAGATTTCAATTATTTTGTAAATAAAGTATTAATAAGAAAATCAATAAGTAATGCATAGTATATCATTAAATCCTCTTGGTAGTTTTTTCGATATTTGGCGTAGAATTCTAACGCCACACATACTGTATATTATTAATACTACAACTACTACAACTTGGCAAACAACTCAAAATACATATAGATTAACAAATCGTGGTACTACTAAAAATACTAATAGAAACACAGACACAACTTGGAGTACATCAAAAAGTACCTCTACTGGTACCTCAAGACAAACACATAGAGATACTTCAACATCAAGTAGTACTGTTATCTCAACTAATCACGTTACTACGTGGGCTACTAGTAGAACCACTGTATATAATACAAGTACAGATACTTCAAGAACTACAACTACATCTTGGAATACTGCATATAATACTACCACTGAGACGCAGAGATCTACAACTACAACTTGGAGTACTGCGTATGAAACAGACAAAACAACTAATACAACAACTACATATAATACAAGTACTACAACTAGCAAAACTACTAACACAGATTACACTACTACTTATAATACAGCTACTAGTACAACTACTACAACCACGTATAATACATCTACTACAACAACAACTACTACACAATATACTACTAATTGGAATACAAGTACGGCTACTAATACCACAACAGCTTATAATACGTCAACTACCACCCAAATTCAAGAAACTGATAAAAGTACTAATACAACAACTACATATAATACATCTACCTCAACAACAACTGAGTATACAACGACTTGGAGTACTTCAAAAAATACTACAACTACATGGAATACAAGTACAACTACTACCACTACATACAATACCTCAACCAATACATTAACTACAACAGCTTATAATACAAGTACTAGTACAACTACAGAATATAATACCACCACAGCAACTACTACTAGATACAATACTTCTACAAGTACAGTTGTGGAAACTAGTAAAACAACATCTACCGTTGTATCCACAAGTAAGTCTACTAATACAACGTGGAGTACAAGTAAAAATACTACAACCACTTATAATACAACAACAGCAACTACTACTACTTATAACACATCTACTTCAACAGTTGTTCAAACGAGTAAAGCCACTGCTACTGTAGTAAGTACGAGTAAAAGCACCACAACTACGTGGTCTACAAACAAGAATACTACAACATCATACAATACAACAACAGCCACTTCAACTACGTACAACACTAGTACATCAACTGTAGTTAGTACTAGTAAAGCAACCGCTACAGTTGTATCAACTAGTAAATCTACGAATACTGTTGTATCTACTAGTAAAAATACATCTACAACATACAATACTCAAACAGCTACAACAACAACTTATAATACCTCTACAAATACTACGACTACATATAATACATCAACATCTACAGTAGTTAGTACAAGTAAATCAACTAGCACAGTATTTAATACGTCAACAGACACTACTACGGTATATAATACTGCTAGGAGTACAAACACAACATATAATACAACTAAAGATACTACTACTACGTATAATACTTCTACGAGCACTGTGGTTAGTACATCCAAAAGTACTACTACTACGTGGAGTACTTCAAAGTCTACCACTACTACATGGAATACTAGTACAGCTACGACAACTACTTATAATACGTCTACTAACACAACAACGACTTATAATACATCTACAAGCACGGTAGTATCTACGAGTAAAGCCACTGCAACTGTAGTGTCCACTAATAAAACAACAACAACAACATATAATACTAGTACTAATACCGAGACTACAATGAGTACTAGTTTTGCAACTTCAACTACTACTGTAGTTAGTACATCTAAAAATACTACAACAACTTATAATACAGCTACTAGTACTGTTGTCTCAACAAATAAGAATACTACGACTACATATAACACTAGTACCGCAACAGCTACGGTAGTATCAACAAGTAAAAACACAACTACTACATATAATACTAGTACTGCAACCACAACAACGTATAACACATCCACTAATACTACTACCACTTATAATACTTCTACTTCTACAGTTGTATCGACAAGTAAATCAACAAATACTATTGTAGAAACTAGTAAATCTACTAATACAACTTGGAGCACTAGTAAGTCTACGAATACTGTTTATAACACCTCAACTAATACCACTACAACTTATAATACGAGTACAAGTACGGTTGTTTCAACAAGTAAATCAACTAACACAACTTGGTCTACTAGCAAAAGTACTGCTACTAGTTGGAGTACTAGTAAGTCAACTACTACTGCATTTAATACTACAACTGCAACTACTACCACCTATAATACATCTACAAGTACTGTTGTTGAAACAGATAAAGGTACTACTACTACATATGAAACATCTAAATCAACTAATACAGTAGTATCCACTAGTAAATCTACAAATACTGTTTATAATACTTCAACTAACACGACAACTACTTATAATACATCTACTAACACTACGACTACTTATAACACTAGTACCAACACTGTAGTAGAAACTACTAAATCAACTAGTACTGCGTTTAACACATCTACAACAACTACAACTGTTTATAACACGTCAAGAAGTACTGATACAACATATAATACTACTAAAAATACTACCACAACATATAATACATCAACTACAACAGTGGTATCTACTAGTAAATCAACAACAACAACTTACGAAACTAGTAAGTCAACTACAACAACGTGGAGCACTAATAAGTCAACTACAACCACTTATAATACTCAAACCGCTACTACGACAACCTATAATACTAGTACATCTACTGTTGTTCAAACTAGCAAGTCAACAGCTACAGTGGTGTCTACTAGTAAAAACACAACGACTACATTTAATACAAGTACAGCTACTAATACTGTTTACAATACTAGTACTAACACCACAACTACTTACAATACTAGTACAAGTACAGTTGTAGAAACTAGTAAGAGTACAACGACTACATATGAAACAACTAAATCTACATCTACTACCTTTAATACAAGTACATCAACAACTACAACGTATAATACATCTACTAATACTACGACAACGTATAATACCTCTACTGACACAGTGGTTAGTACGAGTAAAAGTACAAACACGGTAGTATCAACAAGTAAAACTACTAGCACAACTTATAACACTAGTACGAGTACTGAAAAATTAACTGCTACTGTTGTAAGTACTAGTAAGAATACTACGACAACTTTTAATACATCTAAAGATACAACAAGATCTACAGCAACTGTAGTAGAAACAAGCAAGAGTACAGCTACTACATGGCAAACTAGTAAAAATACTACTACTACTTATAATACTAGTACAGATACCACTACGACATATAATACTTCGACTAGTACTGTAGTTGAGACTAGTAAAAGTACAAATACATCTTGGAGTACTAGTAAATCTACTACAACGACATGGAGTACTAATAAAAGTACTACTACTACGTATAATACATCTACTGATACCACTACAACTTATAATACGAGTACAACCACTGTGGTTCAAACAAGTAAAAATACTACTACGGCATATAATACCTCTACAACAACAACTACAGTTTATAATACAAATAGAAGTACAGACACAACATATAATACAACAAAAAGTACCACAACTACTTATAATACTTCTACTAGTACAGTGGTAGAAACCACTAAGAGTACAACTACAACGTATGAGACAAGTAAAAGTACCACAACAACATTTAATACAACAACTGCTACAACAACCACGTTTAACACGTCTACTAATACTACTACAACATATAATACTAGTACTAGCACCGTGGTTAGTACAAGTAAAAACACTAATACAGTATATAATACAACCACAGCAACAAGCACTGTATTTAATACTAGTACATTAACATCAAAAGCAACATCAACTGTTGTATCAACGAGCAAGAGTACTACAACTGCTTATAACACTAGTACTAGTACTACAACAACATATAACACACAAACATCAACAACAACAGCATATACTACCACGTGGTCTACTAATAAAGGTACTTCGACGACTTGGACTACAAGTAAATCAACTTCTACTTCGTGGTCTACTAGTAAAAGTACTACAACAGCATTTAACACAAGTACAACCACAACAACAGCATATACTACAACTACTACAGTGAATACAACTAGGTGGTGGTATAGTGGAGCATATGTAAAAGATTATTCTACAGAAAGACAAGATTTCACAAATAGAGAACCACTTGATGGTGAAACTAGCATGGCATAAGTAGAAAACACAAAAAATGTGTGATAATATATAGTAATAACAATTAAATTTAATAATATGCAAATGTTTAATAAAAAAGAGCTGGACGGTAGAATCGGACCACTCAAGAAGAATAAAAAACTATACGACTTAGAACCAGTTGAAGGTTATTTAATAAGAAAGTGTAGTGAACTAGGTTTAGAAACTAGTTACGACGTAATGGCTGACGAAATGCCTTACTTTAAAACTATGGCTTATACTGAGTTCGCAACTAATTTTTACATGCAACCATTAAACACGAAGCTTAGAAATGAGCAGATGTTAGATGCTTGGCATGATGATGTTGAGGACGTAGATGATTGGACAGATCATTTGGTAGAAAATATTTTATCTAAAAATGCTAATAAATATCAAGGTAGAAAAGAATCATTTGAGAAATATCCTCCAAAAGATTATTTAGTAGTATTACCAGGTTCAAATAAAGTTAAAACTAATGTTTGTTTGAATAGATTAAAACAAATATCAAAATCTCACGGTAATAACGTATATTTTAAACCACATCCCATTACAACACATCAAATTATTGGTGAATTAAAGGATTTTTTTGGTGAAGAAAATATATTACCTAGAGATGTAGATATGTATCATTATTTACAAAAAGCAAAACATGTCTACACAACTCATATTAGTGAAAGTGCTATTTATGCTGCGGTTTTAGGTAAAACAATATCACCAATAGATACTTGGAATAGTATACAACAAGGTTCATTTGCTTGTATAAATAATTATTTGTTTGATAATCAACATAGGATAAAAGAATTTATAAATAAGTGTTTTTCTAGTCCAAAATCTGGTATTATAAATCCAAAAGTAGATAAAGATTGGAGAGAAAAAGTTGATAAATATCTCGATTATATATGTACAAAAAGAGATAAATATAAAAACTGGTTTATTGTAGTAAATAAAAAGAAAGCAGTTAAAAAATAAAAAACATTAAAAAGCGTGACAATTGCGTGATAATATAAAAGTGAATTAAAATTTAATAAAATGGCAAAAAATAAAATAAAACCTACTAAAATAACACAAGAAGAACTTATTGAGTTACAAGGAACAGTTAAAGCAATCAATAACATTCAAATGGATTTAGGTAGTATAGAAGTACAAAAGGCACAAATGATAGGTGCTGCGCTTAAATTTAGAGATAAATTAAGTGAAAAACAAAATAATTTAAAAGAAAAATATGGTAATGTTAATATTGATATTACCGATGGATCTATAAAACCTGCAGAAGATGGCGAAGTTAATAAGAAAAATTAGTATCGGTAGAGACTATAAAAATGAAGCGATGCATTATTCCGTAGGACAAGAAGTGTATGGTGGACATACAATATGCGATATCGTAGAAAATGACGATAAATATAGTGTTTTTATATCAAAAAAAGATGATGTAATGCCTTGGAAAGATTTTAACAAAAACATGGCTATATCAGTTGAATATAATCTAGAGTATTAATGAAGAGCACGTTTTATTTTTTAATAAAACCTAAAGCGAAGCGATACAATAATACTAAAAAGATAGGAGATAAAGAATTAATTTTAAACTCTGAAATATTCGATCATAAGTATATAAGTAGAGAAGCTGTAGTTGTAGGTTTACCAGCTGAGTTTGAAACTGAAATAAAAGAGGGTTATGAGATTATAGTTCATCATAACGTTTTTAGAAGATGGCACAATGCTAGAGGTCAAGAAAAGAATTCTAGTAATTTTATATCAGAAGATTTATATAAAGTAAGTTTAGATCAAATCTTTGCATACAAAAAGTGCTCATGTAACAATAAGTGGAAAGCTTTAAAAGGATATTCGTTTATTAAACCAATACAAAATGAAGTTGGTTTAGAAGCTAAGCAAATAGGTATTATAAAGTATTCTGATGGTAGTTTCAAAAAAGGAGAATTAGTAGGATATAATCCAGCTGGAGAATATGAGTTTATTATAAATAATAATAGGCTTTATCGAGTGAATAATAAATTTATTGAAATTAAATATGAATATCAAGGAAAAGAAAAAGAATATAATCCAAGCTGGTTACAAAGCAGTTGAGGAGTTAGTTAAAGTTGCTAAAGAACCTATTGTTGATAGTGGAGATGATATAACAGCAGATAGATTAAAAAATGCTGCAGCAACAAAGAAATTAGCTATATTTGATGCTTTTGAAATATTAACTCGTATACAAGAAGAAGAAGCTATACTAAATAACAAGCCTTTAAAAAAAGAAGAAGAGAAGTCATTTAGTGGTTTTGCAGAACGAAGATCTAAGTAATGTATAAACAAACTTTATATAAGGTTATACAACCTGTTAAAATAAACACTATAAAAAGACTAAATAAGTCTAAAAAGTGGAAATATGGTTATAATAAAGAAAACGATATTATAGTTATAAGTAAAACAGGTCAAATAGGTGATATATATGAGATACAAAATCTCAAAGTAGCATTACCACCAACATATAAGAACATTAAAAAGTTTGATAATGACAAATGGCAGGTAACTGAGCAACCTAAAGCATTAAAAAGAATTAAAACTATATTTGATTGGAAAGAATATCCTAATGATTTTAAAAATCAATATATAGATTATATAGAAGAAGAGTTTAGAAGAAGAGAAGAAGGATTCTGGTATTATAACAAAGGTGTACCAACATATATAACAGGTACTCATTATATGTACTTACAATGGAGTAAAATTGATGTAGGTAAACCAGATTTTAGAGAAGCAAATAGAATATTTTATATCTTTTGGGAAGCATGTAAAGCAGATACTAGATGTTATGGAATGTGTTATTTAAAGAATAGACGTTCTGGTTTTTCTTTCATGGCTTCAGGGGAAATAGTTAATTTAGCTACTATCTCAAGTGATTCAAGATATGGTATTTTATCTAAAACAGGTGCTGATGCTAAAAAGATGTTTACTGATAAGGTTGTACCAATTTCAGTTAATTATCCATTTTTCTTTAAACCGATTCAAGACGGTATGGATCGACCTAAAACAGAACTAGCATATAGAGTACCAGCTAGTAAATTGACTAGAAGAAAAATAACTAGTAATGAAAAACTAGAAGAATTACAAGGGTTAGATACAACTATTGATTGGAAGAACACAGGAGATAACAGTTATGATGGTGAAAAGCTAAAATTATTAGCACATGATGAAAGTGGTAAATGGGAAAGACCAGATAATATATTAAATAACTGGAGAGTAACAAAAACCACATTAAGACTTGGTAGTAGAATTATAGGAAAATGTATGATGGGATCTACTTCTAATGCTTTAGATAAAGGTGGTGATAATTTTAAGAAACTATATAATAATTCAGATGTTACACAAAGAAACCGCAACGGACAGACTAGCTCGGGATTATATAGTTTGTTCATACCTATGGAATGGAACTACGAGGGATTCATTGATTCTTATGGACACCCTGTATTCGATACGCCAGAAACAGAGGTTGAAGGGCCTTATGGAGAATATATCGACACAGGAATTATTAAACATTGGGAAAATGAAGCAGATGGATTAAAAAACGATCAAGATGCTTTAAATGAATTTTATCGTCAATTTCCTAGAACTGAAGAACACGCTTTTAGAGACGAAACAAAAGGAAGTATATTTAATTTAGTTAAAATATACGAACAAATAGATTATAATGATATTAATCCAAATCCAATTATTGGAAGTTTTGTTTGGGAAAATGGTATTAAAGATTCAAGAGTAAAGTTTTTTCCAGATTCAAATGGTAATTTTAATTTATCTTGGGTACCATCATTTAAGTTACAAAACAATATTATCATTAAAAATGGTAAAAAATATCCTGGTAATGAACACATGGGAGCTTTTGGTTGTGACTCTTATGATATTTCAGGAACAACAGATGGTAAAGGATCTAATGGAGCTTTACATGGATTAACAAAGTTTTCCATGGAAGATGCTCCACCTAATAGTTTCTTTTTA